TTCACTGGTATATATATACTTATAAATCTCGTAAATGGAGGCGTTTGAAGAAACCGTCAAAGAAGGAACGAAGCGTGGAAGTTCATTTGTCGATCATGTATTTCGATTGGACGAACAACAACAAGGCGTCTTATTGAATATCGTGCAATATACACTTGTCGGATTTGTCCCCATCCTGATTATGTTGTATTTGGTCCGCACGTATGTCCCCGAACCCGACGACCACAAGGCCACTTTGATGGTTTTAGTAGAAATCATCGGTCAAATCCTCTTTATGTTCGTGTTCATCTACTTTATCCATCGTTTAATCACATATATCCCAACTTACTCCGGATACAGATACTCTGAATTCAACTTCACGACAACTATTTTAGGAATATTGATGATTCTGTTGAGTATTAAGACGAAGTTGGGCGAGAAGGTTCAGATTATCGTGGAGCGCACGATTGAGCTCCTGGGTGGTGAGTCTAGTTATAATGGTGCTGGAGGTGGCGGCGGCGCCGGAGGCGCACAGGGTGGCGGGGGCAGCGGCGCCGTTCGTATCACGCAACCTCTCTCGCAACCTTACGCTGGAGGTATGCCGGGTGGAATGATTGGTGGTGGAATGGCGCCTCCCAACCCAGTCCTTACAACCAACCGTAATACCGGCACTGCGGACTACGGTCTCTCTCAGGCGTCACAGCAAACCCAGCACTTTAACAGCACGTACGCACAAAATGTCGGCGGTGGAATGCCCGGTGGGATGATGTCGTTTGAACCGATGGCGGCCAATGAGGTTATCGGGTCGAAGTTTTAGACCATTGCGGGTGGGATGATAATAATGATATAGACATACACTTCATTTTGTATGTATATTTCTCTCGACGACGAGAATTCACTTCTCTATAAACGTCTCTCGTTCTATACTTTTCATAATCTTACGTTCACCAATCGGGTCATCCTTGATTTCGTGAAGGACGTTCCTAATCATCTTATGATGAAAATCCTGTAACCTACTATTCGTCTCCCACCCCGGATGTAAATCCATCCACTTTTTCACCGCAAAGTATTCCTTGTTGGCAATATCCACAAACACCTGACGCATCCGCGCATTCCCTTCATCTCTCGCCCACTGATGATTATCCCGAATATAAATCGTATCCCGCTTCTGATCCGTGCAATGTATCGGGCGTTTATAAAGGTCAATCTGTTTCAATCCATCAATCATGACTTTACTAATCCCTTCAACAAGTCCCTGATCCCGGGTATATGTCAAGTCGTCCATCGTGATTTCGAGAGAATCAACAAAGTCGGAGATATTGACCGCGTCTTTACATTGTTCGTTCAAGAAAAAGTTCAAATTAAACTGGTTGTTATTCGTATTATTGACGATAATATTCCGTTCTTTGCTTAATTCAACGATCTGTTTTTGGAGGGTTTTATTCTGGTCTAATAATTCAAATACGAGAGAATTGACGAGAGATTTCTTGCTCCGTTTTTTATCCATTGTAAGTGCCGTAATCATTTTTCTAATATATTCCTTAAGTTTATCATTTTGCTCGGTTAATAATTCGGATACAGAAGAGGCCGCGGTTGCGTCTGTAGTCACCGAAAGTGCGGATATTGCATCATCATCAGCATCATCTAAACTGGTGGATGATTCAGAGTCGGATGACGACGCTTCATCGGCGTCGTCGGCGTCGCTATAGGAATACGACGGTTTTTCAGAGATTTGAACAGATAATTCCGAATTAGGTTCTGGTAAGTATTGGTATATGTTATCACTTGATTCGTCCATTTTGATCGCCTTTTTTTTAGATTTAAAACGATACCTAACCATTTCCGTATTATCGTCGTCATCGACGGCGGCGGCGGCGGCGGCGGCGCCATTGCCATTGCCACCGTCACACGCCACAGCAACAGTCGCTGGCTCTTCATGCGCCGTTATAATGGACGTAGTCGTGGTCGTAGTGGTTGTCGTAGTAGCCACGATAGAAACAGATACAGTATTCAATGAAGTGTCTATATTGGGTTTTTTATTTGTAGCTTGACAATGTTGAAACTGTAAACATGTGGATGTATGTTTATAATAACTAGAACGGTGAGAGTAGGATTTTTTACAAAGACAAACATATTTCCCCTCAACGCTGACAATTGCTTCGACTACTTTATCCGCCAAAATATTCGGTTTAAAATCTGGAATTTCCTGGACTCCCTGGACTGCGTCCTTTGACATTTCGTCCATTTTTTCATCGTTCAAATTCGGTTTCATTTTAATAATATAGAAACTAACCCGTTCCTTGGCCTGTAATTCATTACTACAATAACAATCCTCCAAAATAACACACTTCCAGTTCGACCATCCGCCATTCTTCCGAATACAATCGTATAATTTCGACCCGTAGGATGAATCCAGTGTTTCTCGTTTGTGCTTGTATTTTCGTTGGGTTAAATTCGTTGTATATGAAATATATGAATACTTGCTATCCGGAGTTTTACAAGTAAGTTGGTAAATATATGTTTTTGAGTAGTCGGCATACTTTCGCGGCATTTTTAACCGGTTTAAATTTGGATATTCGTCTATTCTATTTCTATTATATATCTCTAATATTTATTACCCCCGAGGGGTTTTTCGGTGGTTCAAAAATCCCATCACCAGTGGCAACATCCGCACCATCGGTTGGTCTAAATGTTGCCATTCTCACTTTAAAAATCGAAAAATAGGTCTGTGTTAATGTAGTAATTTTGTAGTAATTGTAGTAATTAGCAATTTGGCACTTTAGACTTTTTGGCAACATTTGCACCATATTCAATGTCATCACCAGAAACAAAACGCCTATATATGCTCTCGGGGAAAAAGGGTTTTTTTGTTTTTTTCAATAAATGTCCAAATACGGGTTTGGCCATTCTGCTTTTAAAACGCGTTTTTTCGCATGTTTCACCTGACGAGAGCATAATTTGCGAATTCGACAATTTCCTCATTGAAAATCAGCGGGATTTCAGTCACCCGGTTTCATGGAACCGCATCCGGCGCCATTTTTGGGCGGGATTGTGCGATTTCCCCGCCTTACTGACTTTTCAAAAAGTTATAAGATAATGCTATATATGCTCAGGTTTTCAGTAAGGATGTGTCTGAATGGATGCAAAACCGCGTTTTATCGTCACAAAATATGTGTAATAATACATAAATAAGTATTTGTATTATGTATAATAGGGAATAATGAATTATAAAATTACGGCGTCGCGGTTGGCGGTTGCAGAACCACCTAAAAAAACGGTGATTGTTGATTTGGAGTATATGCGTCCATCGGCGTCGCGGTCGAGGTCGGCGTCGAGGTCGCGGTCGCGGTCGCGGTCGCGCGGCGATGAACGATTGAATATTGATGAATTATTGAATACACAATATACAACAACTGGATGCGACATTGACGTCGACGGCGACAGTGACGGCGACAGCCACGACAGTAATCTCTCGGAGTCAGATACAGAAGGCAGCAGTATTGATTCGGAATCCGGCGACGACCACGACCACGACCACGACGACCGACGAGAGTCACGAATCCACCCAAGCATCCAAGATACGGATTATGCGGTGAACTCCGATGATGATCTACTACAATCAGTATTAGATGAACCGACATTCCCGCTGGATGTGAATGCGATATTAAACGCAATGAATAAGAAAGAAAACAGTACGATCGCGAATCTTACATTGAAGAAGATAGCGGAGCGTCGTCGAGAGATTCTCTCGACGTTGGATTTACCAACGGATAAAATGGAGGACTTTGATAGAAAATTACAAATGTATCGAGTAATAGAGGATCCACAAGATTTAAAACATACGCAATTATTGCGATGGATACCGCTACGCTCACTACTGACCAAACCATATCTTACACTTGGAGGAACATTGTTTTCAGTCAAGTTACACCCGGATGACGGACTTCATCAAGTCACAATACGCAACGTCAAACAATTCGTATTCCGAATCAAGTTTGAATTAAATGTAGTGTTTCAGAGGTTAAGTAGAGAAGAACTCCTAATCTTGCGCGCAGTTGAATATGTCGATGACGTGTGACATGTGACCACCACCCACCCCCAGTAATAAAAATATATCTATATATATAATGACATATACACCGACAAAACGTAAACCCAAAGTAGTTGTATTTGATGTGGATGAGACGCTAGGTAATTTCGCCCAATTTGGAATATTATGCGCTACTCTTGATGAATATTATAAACCGGATATTTCATATAAACACTTCAATGATTTAGTTGAAATCTTCCCCGAGATATTCCGCCCGAATATAATTAAGATTTTGGATTATATTCGTAAAAAGAAGGACACTGGTGTATGTAGTAAGGTGATGATATATACGAATAATCAAGGACCTGATAAGTGGGTTCAACATATCCGTGATTATCTAGAAATGAAACTGCGCGAGAAAGCGGTGGCGGCCGTAGCCGCAGTGTCGTCATCGCCATCGTCACCATCCCGGCAATTGGCAATTATCCCGCCATTATTCGACCATATAATAGGCGGATTTAAACCGCGAAACGGCAATAGTGGGTATCCGGAACGAACCACCGGCGAGAAAACAGTCAATGAATTTCTGCGATGTTCGCGTATTTCCCCCGATATCGAAATATGTTTTCTGGATGATGTATTGCATGAGCAGATGGTGGATGAAAAGGTATATTATATTAAATTACAGGGGTATCATTCGTATATACCGTTTGATCATTATGTCCATCGGTTTTTGAATAGTGCGCTATACAGAACCACGTTCGAACAACTTAAACCGATAACGGGGTCAGTATCATCTGAAATGACACTGCAGGTGAAGAAGCAGATTATAGCAATCGAATTACAGAATTTACTTGTAAAACGCGCCAACCAATTACAATATGACGCCCGAAAATATCATAATAAAATGAATCCGCGCGAAATCGATGAAATAATC